CAAATGCCTCAGCAATCTCTTCAACAGTCTGGTCAAGCATATCTTCAATACCTGCATAAGGATCAGCTTTAGTATCCTTCTTGTCACGCTGCGGAGCCTTAAGACCCATCGAAAGGAGCTTACCACGGATCGAATTAGCCGAACGTCCCATTGCGTCAGCAATCTCTTCGAGGAACTTACCTTCACCAACCATATCAGTGATAGTGGCTTCTTCAGCTTCCGTGTAAGTACGCGGGGTGACTTTCTTTTCGGCAGGCTTCACGTGAGCTGTCATCTCGAGTGACAGAGCCTTACCGTTGATTTGACGAGCAGTGAATTTACCGTCCATAAAGGAGCCAGCAATATCTTCTGCGGTCATGTTTCCTGAGTTTGCCTCAAGGAAAGCGGCCAGTGCCTCAGTCTCTTCCGCAGAAAAGACAGGAGCAGCGCCTGGCTTTTTAGGTACGTCGTAACCCAGCTTACGCAGTTTTGCGGTCACTGAACGACGCGGAAAATCGAACTCACCCATAAGTGATTCGATAAGTTCTTCGGTTACACCCGAACCTGCAACTTCGTGCATACGTGCAACCATATCTTCAGTATATTCAAATTTTGACATAGTTTGATCCCCTCTGATCGAAAGTTAATGTTTTGAATTTCTTCAAGAGATTGTCTTTCCCTTGACTTTGTATAATGATATTACAAGAAAACTTTATAATAAGCAAAGACAAAGTGGCTGTTTTTGGTTTCATGGTTGTTTTAAAAAAGATTAAAAATCACCAGATAACACATCTTTTTTGCTTGACCAATAGTCAATGATGGTTATACCAAGAGTTGTCGCACGCTTGTACTTTGAAGAGCTAGTATCACCTGCTGTGATCAGAGCATGACAGTCCTTAGTCACTGTTCCAGTAACTTTAAAACCTTTACCCTCAAGTATCTCAGCTAACTGATTACGAGTCATATCTAGCTTTCCTGTAATACATACTTTTCGTTGAGTTTCCAAAACAGCTTCAACCGTGGCAGTCTGCTCAAGTTGAAGAGGTAAGGTATAAACCCAATCTTCATTTTCGTCGAGCCAAGATAATACTGAATCTACAGTAGACGGACCAACTCCTTTAATATCGGTTGTCTCTATATCTCTAAGGTTCCTAAAAGCTGGAATGTGAGCAATAATAAGTTTTGCAGCACGTTTTCCAACTCCAGGAATTCCGAGGGATGCTAGAACTAAGTCATAAGGTTTAGTTTTAGTCCGTTCAATCTCGGCCTCGACCTTGGCACCATTAGCACCAAGCTTGCTCCAGTTTTGATCTTCAAAGATGTCTACTGGATGTGTAAGTCCCATCTTTTGAACAGATGCTGGACCTAACCCTTTGATATCAATAGTTTTTATAAAGTGTTCTAAAACTTTTGATGTGTTGATATTACTCTTATCCGCAACCAACAACCTAGGACCATCTCTCTTTGTTTTACTACCAATGGTCTGTTCTGCGTGACTTGCGTTAATCTTTAGTCCATGATCAGAGTGCTGAACAACGCCAACGAACTTTGGTATTACTCCACCAGCTCGTTCAATCTGAATCATGTCGCCTAAACCAAGATTATTATCTTCGATAATTCCAATATTATGGAGAGTAACCCGAGAGATAGTCGCATCGTCTAGAATGACAGGATCAATAACCCCTGTCGGGTTTACTGTTCCAGTGCGACCTACTACCCAAAGTACATCTTGCAAAGTAGTTACAGCTACCTCTGCTAGTCTCTCTTTAAGAGCTACTGCAAACTTTGGATATTTTGATGTGTAACCAATCTGTTGTGACTTACTGTAAGAATCACAACGATATACAACACCGTCTCTCGGATAGTCCCATGCACGATCATGTCGTACAGTAAAGAAACCCATTTTTGCCACAATGTTCATACGAGCTAAGTAGTTCATATTAACACCGAGCCAGTCATGGGCAATAAAGTTGATGTTCCTGTCTCTAAATTCTAGAGCAGATTTCAACCCAAGAGCACCACTCACGTAGTTTCTAAAGTTCTCAACTTCATTGTCTGTCACACACTCACCGTTAATAACGACTTCATCGAATTCTGTATCGATTCTTGCAGGAGCATTTTTCAAAAACTCTACAAGATGTGTAACATTCTCACCTTGTTCACCGTTACCACGGGTCAAGGCTAGTTCAAGCTTACCTCTTTTATAGATGAGAGTAAGATTAGTCCCATCAATTTTAGGAAGCTCGATATCCATCCAGTCATCAACCTCTTCTTTATCGTAAACTTTACGCAAAGAATACAGTTTGTAAGGATGGGTCACTTTTCCAGCCGCACCGCCAACAAGTTTAGTTGGGGAATCGTGATCCCGCCAACCTTGGGCTTTCTCCATCGCCTCTAATTTATCATAAAGCTGATCCCACTCACTATCTGTGATAGTGGGAGCAGCCTTATCATAGTAGGCAATATTGTGTTGCTGAATGAGTTTTTTAAGTTCTTGATAATTCATATATAGATAATAAGAGATATTTAACTATTATGAAAGTTTAATGTTACTTATCTTCGTAGGATTCGATAAGGCGATCTAAATAATGACGAGCTTTGCGCAGGTCTTGACACTGAAGATCTTTATCTACGTGCTTTAGATTATAGCGTGTAACATACTTGATAATATTTGCTTGATCCCAGTTCATCTCCCACGAACGGATATAATTACTAGTTTCAATTCCTTTATTATAGTGAGGAGGGTGGTCTACCATGCCTTTTTCAAGCATATACTTCTCTTCTTCTGCAATAAGTTCCTCTTCACTAAGATCATCGTTGATAGTGGCATCAGCGTCTTCAAAGTCAACGAGATTGGCTGTAATAACTTCCATTGGTTCGTCGTTTTGAGTTGAGATAATTTGTCCAAAAGCATCTTCAGTGAGATATACCTCATGCTCATCTTTGCCATATTGCACAAAAGCAGACTTCTTATCCTCTTCAGAGTCGTGCATTTCGACTTCAGCAGAACTTTTAGCTGGATAACCAGGAGGCACTGTACCGTCCTCATTTATCTGCTCTGGTTCCGGCTTGATCTGTCTTCTTTTAGTTTCTCCGAAATACCTTTCAAAAACAGTTTTTCCTCCGTCAGGAGATTCAAAAATCTTTACTCTATTAGTTTGTGAATCTAGCATCCTTTTATGCTCATCCCATTTCTTTTCTTCATATGGTGATAATGGCTCAGTCATACTAATCTCCTAGTTTTTTCTTTATCGCAATCAGGAGAGTGTTTAAGTTTTCTTTCTTGTTTAGATTAGTTCCCATGACTTCTATACCAAGAATATCTTCTAACTCTCTTAACATAACTTTGACGGTTAAAGACTTAGATTCGTCATGAATCTCAGGTTTTTCGTAAATTTTTAATTGAACCAACTTACTTATAACACTTCTGTAACCTTTATCAAAGATGTTTGCTAACTCATATACATCCTTTACTCCCTCTTCAGAGTAAAGTTTAATGAGTTCTGCCTCTTGTTCATCACTCCAGGCTTTAATACTCATAGTCATTCTCCAGTTCTAATTCTAATTGGGTATTCCATACGTATCTTTGTGCGACAGCTTCACTTGCTTCTTGAAGTAAAGGCACTAAAGAACTGACTTCATCAGCGGGCATGGAAAACCCTGTTTTTGTAGGATACCATTGCCCCGTATCTCCATCCATCGTATATTCTCTGATGTGAAGATACAGAGTATCTCTAAATTCATTAATAGTTACTTTTACCGCGTTTCCGTTTGGTTTGTGAAATGCGGTTCCAAAATCAATATTCATACTACTACCGGGCTAACATTGATTGATTGTTCTTGATTGATAAAATTTTTTAACCACTCGGACATGGGGTACGCTCTAAAAATCTGAACTAACGCATATCTATTTTTTGTACTAGAGAGATTTTCCATACCGTGTTTCACTTTGTCAGGATCAAAAATTACACTTTCTCCTTGTTTTAGAGAAAATTCGTGAAGCACTCCATCGACTTCAAACTTGTAAACAAAATTGTCATCTTCATTAAGAGCTGTAATCAATCTCAACCTGTAATCTTCTTTAGATTTTGCCGCTGTGTTGTTATCGTCAGTGTGTAGTTTAACTGTCGAATTAGGGCTCTGCTTATGAATCCGGATTCTAGTGGTGTCTAGTTTAAAAAAATCTACTATATCTGCTATATCATCAGAAATTTCGTACAATTTTGTATACTTAAAGTCTTTAGGTTGTTCCAAAGGATTAGACCTATAAAAGTCATATACACTACCAGACTCACTTTTCAGAGCTATCGCTTGGACTGGTCCTGCTAGATCGTAGTCTGTGTGATCTTTATATTTTAGATGATCTAGCCAGTAATTTTTAAATTTTATTACTGTTTTAGCTCTCATAAACATAGTCTTTTATCCTAGTTCCTTCAGCAGGCTTGTCTAAGTAGTCTTTACCTAAAATCCAAATGTCTGGATTTTTTTCTTTGATCTGTGAAATCCAGGTATCGTAGCAAGATTTGACTCCTGATAATCCTCTCATATACTGTGCATTGACAGTATGAAACGCATTACTCCACCAAATTAAACTATCAGGTTCAGGGGTAATTAAAGATGTAATTTTTTTAGGGTTCTCACAAATATCGACATGTATGTAAGAATGTTTTAACTTTTTATACTCTTGCCAATGGTTTCTAATATTTTCTGCTGAACCCCACCATTTTATTTCTCTATTCCAAAGCTCATGTTTTGTTTTCGTCTCGGTATCAACCCCTCCAGTTTCATTAAATTGATACTTTTGTAGAGCCCAAGAAACAAAGTCATGATAATCTTCACCGTCCCACTGCTCTAGTAAAAGCTTTTTAAAAGCTAAAGATGGCTTACTATAGTCAAAAAATACAACCTCTGTGTCTGGGTAAAATCCATACTCATTAAGAATCATATTTGGCTTAAAACTAGCTGCAACAGAGTATAATTTTTTTATTGGGTCTGGTTTGATGTATTTAAGATCGACGTAGTTTTCAGTATTCCAAAGAAAAACACAAGTTGGCGCGTAAGTTACGATATTATTTATCCAACTAAGTTGTTTTGCTAACTCTTCTGCACTAGACTTAGGGTACAGGTATTGTTTTACATCTCTAATTTTTGGATGAAAATTATATACAGTTAAATCATTTTCAAGAGATGTGTTAATAAAATTCCAGCCATCAACAAGAGGAGTACAAATCGTAAGTTCCTCAGTAGGTGCCAAAGAAAGAGGTGTATAATCATCATGAATATCTTTTGCGTGTCTTTTTGCTTTTACAAGAAACTCTTCCTTGCTAGATTTAGATCCGAATACGGGTTTATCAAATTTTTTATAGTAGTCCAGGTTTACAAGTAGACACTGTTTGTGTAACCCATAGTACCCCTCATGACCCTCTGGGTTATTAAGATTCTTTTTGTTTTTGTCCATAATGTGACCAGTGACAAAAAAGTTTTGTTTATCAATCCATTTTTCTATGTGCCTAAAAAATGCTGCATCTTGTATTATATGACCAACAGACTGAATTAAACAGTATTGAACGTCATGCTCCAATGCTTTATCTAAAACTTCATTAACACTTCTGCCGTGAACCATCGGACCAAAATATTTAAATCTAGTGAAAAATTCTGTTATCTCTTTGAATTTTTCGTGTTTTCCAATGTGACCTGTAAAACTAGGATCGTCATAGATACCTACAACGTAGTTTTTATTAAGACCCATTTTTCTCATAGCTATTTTCTACAATATTCTTAAATTCTTTTGATTTGATTCCGTGAACTATGATGTGGTATCTATCTTCGTCACTGTCATTGAAAACAGCGTGAGTATTACCGACGTCTAATAAAAGAGCTGTCCCAGGAGTAAAGGGTACATACCCTTTTTGGTTTTTCATTTTCATTTTACAGCCTTTTGGGTTGTTCAAGGCCATGTTAACAGGAGAAAGTGAATGATGATCTTGATCTTCATGAGGGGTGATATACCCACCAGGCTCAAGTAACATATACCTAACCCGATAATAACTTTTGAAGGGAAACTGCGTCTTAAAGTAGTTGTGAGTGACAGGGCAGTGGTCAACTATGTCTGTCCAACGATATGGAGTCTCTTCATGAGAATTATAACCATACTGCACATAATGATTAGTTTTTTTATGGTCTATACCATGAATACATAAGCTTCTCCAACCTTTATGACGATAGCCGCCGCTAGCAGCGTCTCCATCTTGGTCTCTATGAGCAACAAAATAATTCTTAAGTGCTATAGCTTCTTGTAGCATCTCCTCATAGGGAAAAACTATGTCGAGTTTGAGCCAAGGTAATTTACTTTCGTTAACAATCCAATCATACGTTTTCATATAAATCTAATAAATCCTCGTCAAAAGCAAAACTAGTACCGCATCCACAAGAGGCCTTTGCTCCAGGATTGGTTACTTTTAGCATCTTATTCATACCTTCAGTATACAGGTCTACTTCTGATCCATATAAGTATTTAACACTCATGTCGTCAACAATAGCGGGAGGATTCTCACTAAATAGAATGTCATGCTTTTCTTGGTAGTCCGCAACATCAAGAAGATAATTAAATCCCGAACACCCTCCGCCTTCGATTCCAAGTCTAAAATATTGACCCTCTTCAAGATTTTCTGAAATAAAAATCTGAGCTTTGGGTGTAATTGTTGGAAGTTTACCATTGAAGGATTCATCGATATTTGGAGCATGTCCGTGAAAATCATCTAAGATTTTTCTATCAAGGTCAGACTGTGGTAGGGGTTTATTTCTTAACCTCTCAACTTCAGCCTTATCCGCCATTTCCTCGAGTTCTTGGAAAAATTTGTCTAAATCATCTGTCATAAATCACCTCTATACCTATTATACAATAAGAATCAGTTAAGTCAACCTCTGACCGTAGCAGGTCTGTCATTCACTTCCTTAAAAATAGATAAATACTCTTGAGTTACTTTTGTCCATGTATTTACTAATTCAAGTGTATTTAACTTATCGAAAAATTGTGCGTCTTTGTTATGAGAATGATAAATAAATTTCATCTTATTAATCAAATCCTCTGATTGAGGCTCGTTATAAAATGTATGAGTACTCATTAAAGTAGCAGCGTCCCCAGGTTTCATCGCAAACACATTTGAATCTTGAATATTTAAGTTTTGCCTTTCTACATTGATCCTAATTCCAATGTCTTCTGGAATAAAATCGTCAGTAGGGCCATTTGCAGGAATTAAAGGTAGACATCCACATGCGGTGGCTTCTTGTACATGCATTCCGAATCCTTCAGCTCTGTAAGGATGTACAACTACTTTAGATGCTTTATATATTGATGCCATTTGCTCTTGCGTCAGTTCTTCGTCAATGTATACAATCCTAGAGCACCCTGTTTTATACTGCATTTTAATTATTTCGTTAAGAATATTATTTTTACCATAAATTTTAGGATTGTCTTTGATAATTAAAGTAGCCTTATCATATTTCTTAAAAGACTTTCCCCAAGCATTAGCTAAAATATCTAATCCTTTACGCCACTGAGAATTACCAACATATACAAAGTTGAATTCATCAGGATTTACTAATGGGTGTAAATCTGTTGGATCATCTTTACTAAATACTTTTTCGTCAAATCCGTTAGCCACTGTAAAAAGGTTACTTGGTTTCAATCCACCTGTTGTGAACACGTTAGCAATGTAGTTACTTGGGACAATCAAGGCATCTGCAAAAGTTTCAAACTTGTATTGCCACTCGAATAAAGCCTTTTCGAATTCCCAAGGTTGGATATAAACTACTTTAGTATTATCGTTAACAGGCCACTGCCAAATGGGAGGGTATGAATGTCTTACTTGAACATCAATATTCTCTAATTCTACTTTCTCTAACTCTTTTAAAGTTTTTACATCTGATTTAAGTAGTCCACTCTCAGGACTATACTGGTCAAGAGCAGTTATACAAAAGGTAACTCCAAGCTCTTTTAATTTTAGAGCAAGGTTTCTATTGATGATTGATAAAGAGTGATTATCGTAAAATTTACCAACTAGTTCTAAGTTCATTAGTATGCCCTATTCAAATATTGCTGTACATACTCAAAAAGAAATTGAGTTTCAATTGGTTCTAGTGAGGGCCATTGAGCGTCCCCTAAACCAGATGTTTTGAAGTTTTTTAACTGTTTATAGTTCTCCATATCAACTTGACTCCAAATTTTGTAAAAAGGGTCTTCTTCAACAATATTAGAGTGTCCAATATTATGAATCTTCTCATGTAAATCTTCACTCTTTCTACATAGACTAAAGTGTAGGGCTACTAAAGGAGAA